GGCGAGATGAATATGTAGATTTATTTGATAGATAAAGTTCATTTAGGTTGAATACAATAATCTACAATTACCTTCACTAAGATCTAAAACATTATAACATATGTTGTATAAATTTAAATCATATTTATATGCTTTTTTTTTTGGTGATTCATTTGGTATAGGATTTTTAAAATTAATTGCAAATTCTACTTTATTTAATGCAGTAAAGTTACAAGCTCCACTTGGTTGATATATTTCTGGAAATAATGAAAAAGAATACATCATTACTCCTGAAATACACTTGTTAGTATGATGAATAAGGGGTTGGATTTTATTAAAATATTCATAATCTTTATTTAATCTGATACCTCCATTAAATTTTATTTCCATAGATTCTGGAATATTTTCCTGAAAATATTCATAATTTTCAATATTTATATTAGGTATTTCATTAGATTTTCTATACTCCCATTTATCTAGTAAACTTGAAATATCTTCATTATTTAATGTTTGTTGGCTATAAATTAGTAAATCTTCAGTTAAAATTGAGGGTATTGATGGATCTTTATCTGTTAATACCCATTTATCTATTTGATATTCAATTTCTTTATAATCAACATCTTTAATTGTTTTAAAAATAACTCCAAATTTATCCTTATTAATTTTAACATTTTTAGTTTTATTAGTATCACCTCTAAAATTTCCTAATAATGAAATTGCACTAATTGATAATTGTTTTGGTTTATAATCTGTTTTAATTAATAAATTTCCAGCTAAATCGTGTAATTTATCATTACTTTTTAGCATATTTTCATAATTATTATTTAATGTTTCAAATTTAGTATTCACTAATTTAAATTGTTTAATACATAAATTTAAAAATTGATTTTGATAATCTAGATTATTATTTATCAATGATTCATCATCAAAATTAGTATAATTAGAATGATTATTAATATCAATCATATCTGACCTTTTTATATTAAAAATAATCTCTTTTGATGGATGATATAATTCTGGTTTAATAGTTACTTCTCCAATATTTCCTAAATGTTCTGATTTAATTACTGTATCAATAAAAAATTGTCTGTTTTCTTTTTTAATTTTCTTTGATGTTTCCGGTTCTAAAAAAATATAATCTACAAGTAAAGTTGGAGATAAATTCCATTGATTTAGAGAACTTTTAATAAATTTTTTAAATTCATGTTCAATTTTAAATGGTTTAATTGTATTTAATTTATAAATTTTATTATTATTCCATTTTTCAAAACCATTTGATAGTATTTTTTTATCTAAACTATGATCAATTGTAGTACCTTCTTCATCCTTAGAAGGAGACAAATCTATTTCTTCTATTGAAGATATTGTATATAAATCTTTTATAGCTTTTAATTCAATCTGCATTCGTATAATTATATCCTGATTTAATGCATGGAATGGTAAATTTAATCCTTTATTTCTTGAAAACCATAAGGGTATAGGAACTATAATATTTTGTTCTGAGATTGAAGGTAATGAATTATAGTATTTATTCAAATAATTAACATTATTTTTAAGATAAGTTTCTGAATTATTATTAATCATATACATTTGTTCTATATTTCGGTATGGATTATTTATTTCATCCACATTTCCAGTCATTTTATAAAAGTTTTTTAGGTCTTCTTTATTTAATTTCATAGAATAGTAATTATCAATAAATTCCCCTGTAATCGTCTCAATTAATTTATCTCCAATATAAAATTTAACAGTATTTATAATATTGGTTCCAATTTTTTTTATCCATTTAAAATTTTCATTATTACCATAATTAGAAAAAATATTTGGGAGTTCAAATTGAAAAAATATATCTGATAATAAATCAGCATTTCTAGGTATTGTTGTATATAAGGTTGTTGTATTATTATAATTCAGTTTATCATTTCCATTAAAAAAAATTTTAATATTTTCTCTAGCATAATTGTGGTATTTTTTATATACACTTTTAAAAAAGGTTATTTGTGGATTACCATTTATATAATTATCCTCACTACCCATAGAAGCTAATTGTAATAAAGCACCAGTCATTATTTTATTATAATATAATTAGTTTTAAATATAATTTTTTTATTTTTTTTATATAAAATATTTTTATTAATTATTAGTAAAAAATAATTAATAAAAAATATGAATCCACAAAATGAAGTCTTAAAAAGAATTATTTTTAAATTTTTAATTCCGAAAAGATGTAAAAATTGTAATGAAAAAATAAATAATAATATTAGTATGTGTATCCTGTATATGGCATTTAAATAATCCAAATAATATGTTGTGGAATTAAGATATCAATTGTCCTTTAATCCTTTTTAACAAATTATTATCATCTCCTTTTAAAAAATCAAATCCTAGAGAATGTAACATCAATAATTTATCACTCATAGATAAATTAGTTTTTTTCAATAGATTTGTTTGAATTTTTACTGTCTGCCAAATTTCACCTATTGTATCTAATCGAAGATGATCAGGCGTTACAACAATCACACTATTAGTGTTTATTTGAATTATAATACCATGAAAAATATGCCTTTCATTAGAAAATTTAACAAATTCACCTACATTCCATTTAGAATTATGTTCTATTTCTATATTTTTGTTCAATTCCAACTTATTTGATTTTATAGACATGATTTTTTTTTATATTTATATATTTTTTTGGAATAAAAAAAATAAAATTAAATCAAATTTTTTAAACTTTTAAAAATTATTAATTTTCTAAATATACATTATAGATAGATATCTAATGAGTAAAAATAGTTGTGCCTCATGTAAATCAGTTAATATAAAAAAAATTATAAAAACAGATAACAGTAAAATACCAAAATGGTTAGAAAAGAAAGACTATATTAGTCAATTTATAGACAGTATCAGTTTAAAACCATTTAAAAACGAAAATTCAAATATGAAATTAAAAATAAATGTTGGTTCTCAACATAAAAATAAATATATTCTTTATTGGGGAGCAGAATCTAGCATTCTTTCAAAAAAAAGCAAATCAATTTTAATTAATGATGCCAAAAAAGCATATGGTATTAGCAAATCTAAAACTATTTCTAATTATGGTGTAACTAAAGTAGATAATGAAGGTAATGTTAATTTGTTTTTTGATTGTCCTCAACCATATAGCACTATTGAAAAAGGAAAAAAGGATAGAGAAACTTTTTATAGACATATTCATTTTTGTTTTTCAAATAAACAAAAATCATGGAATTCTGCAGTTTATACTAAGATTATTATATGTGAATTATCATTAAAGGAAACTATAAGGCTTCATAAATCTGGATTTATTGTATTAATTAATGCTTTACCATGTGAATATTATGCTAAAAGCCATATTCCTAATTCATATAATCTTCATAATAAAAAAATAAAAAAAATGTCACAAAAAAAACTATTTGAGTGGTTTAGTGAAGTGGTAAAATTAAATTATCCAAAAATTCACAAACTTATACAAAATAAAAAATTAAATATATATGAAATACCAATTGTAGTTTATTGCGCACATAAAGATTGTAATGCTGGATATTTATCAGCTATAGAATTGTTAAAAAAAGGATTTGTCAATTTAATAGATTTTAAAGGAGGAATGAAAGAATATTTAAGTAAAAATATGAAAGGTGGTAATTCACCATATCCTAATTCATTAGATAAACATATAATACATGATAAATGGAATCATTAAAAAAAATAAAAAATAAATTTTTAAATTCACCAATTTTTATTCCATTCCTTTATGGTATAATTATTGCTCATACTAGAATTACAACGACAACATATTGCATGTAAGTTATCTAATTTATCACTTCCACCTTTGCTACGTGGAATATCATGACCTACTGTAAAATTAAAAACATTAATTCTATTTTCACACCAATTAATACTACATTTACCCTCAAATTTTGGTCCCATAGATTTAATCCAAACTTGTTCTCTAACAGCTTTTGGGATATTAGTTGAAAATAATCTTTTTATAAAAAACATTTTTTTTTTATTAATATTATAAAATAAATAATAAAAATTATCAAATTATTATAATATGAAATTAAATAAAAATGAAATATTAGAAGAATTTTCAAGATTAATAATAAGTGCTTTAACTTTAGTAGCAGCATTGGCATGGAATGATGCTTTTAGAAATTTTTTCCAACAATATCCTAGTTTACAAAAAAATGGTCCATGGATTTATGCTATATTGGTTACATTTATTGTAATAATAATAATGAGTATAGTAACTCATTATAAAGAAAAATGTAGTGGTGATAGTAAAAAAAATAAAAAAATAATAAAAAAATAATAAAAATATAAACAAGTAAAATTTTATAAATTATTACATACAAAAATGGAATATTGTATTCCATTAAATTTTATAATATGCACCGGTTTGGATGTTTTTAATGCTGTGCGATGTAACTTGAGCAGTCATCACGTTCATTAAAAACATCTAAAACAAAATTAATAAAATTTACGGGCATAAAATACTTATGTTGATTTTTTGCCAATTTACATCCATAAAAAACAATATCAACTAAATTATCACTGTAATTTTTTTTCATAAAATCTTTAAAAGGCAAAAAATGTTTATCATAATGATGTGTATCTAATTTATTTTGAAATAAATATATTTTTTTGGGAGGGCCATTTTTTTTAATAATATCATTTATATTATCATAATTTATAAGTGAACCATGATATTTAATTTTTTTTATAAGTTCATTCCAATAAATGTGTTTATCTAAATATATTTGGGAATTACCTATTATTGCATACTTATTAAAATATGATGAAAATTTTAATGCAGGATAACCACCACCAGACGTTCCTGCAAATAAAACTTTTTTATAAGATTTTGATTTTATTACATTATCGATTATATCTATATACATTGTTTCATTATCCATATTATTAGTTGATAAATACCAAGATAGGTCGAGTCGTTTATTAGAGAATTTATTTACTAAATTATCACTTATTGATAAAATATCTACTTCTTTTATATTATAATAGGCACCTCTATATACAGGAAGAGAATTATTACCAACTGATCCATGAAATAAAATTAGTAAATATTTAGAATCGTTCTTTTTATGATAATAAAAACGTGAATCTTTATATTTAAATTGATGTTGTGTTTCATTTATATTTTTGAATTTACTTTCAATATTTAATATCTTTATTGGAGGAGCCCAATTGTAAGGATTTTCAATAAGTCGCGATTTGTAATTTTTTTTCAATTGTCTTCTAATATGAAATGGTAATTTTTTCATATATTCTATATGCAGAATAATTTTAAGACATGTAATTTCGTAGGAATATATTACCTTCATTTATATTTTTTTAATTTAAATTATCGTAAAAAAATATATGATTAATTTATTTTTTAAATAATAAATCACACATTCCATTATTAAATTTTATAATATTAAAATATTTGGAATATATGTATATGTTATATTTATATCCTAAATAATTAGTAGTTTCATATTTATTTGGTTCTTTTAATTGCATATTAAATGTTACATTTTTTATATGATTAAAATTACATTTACCAGAAGGTTGATGATCATCGGGATTTAATGAAAATGAATAAATTAAAATCTGATTATCATCGTAATTATTATTATGATGCATATATGGTTGCAAAACATTAAAATATTTATTTTGTTTAGTATCTAATCTAGGTATTGTATCATAAATTATTTTTATGTTTTCAATTATATTTCGGTTATAAAATTTAATATTATTTTTATTTATATATGGAATATCATCTACTGATCTGTATTTCCATATTTTCAAAAAGTTAATTATATCATTTTTATTATAACATTTTTTACTTTCCAAAAAAACATTGGAATTTTCAGTAATTAAATTCCATTCGTCTGATTTTAATGCCAATTCAATAGATTTATTATCATCAGTTACAAATGCACCTAAAAAATAAATTGGAGATTTATCTTGATGATTTTTAGATTCCTCATAACTTATTCTATAAAAATTGTTCTGAAAATCTAAATAATTTGTTTCTAATTCATCATCAAAATTGGTAAAATTCATCCATTTATTTCTTTTTGATATATCATTTCTTCTTCCAATTATAATTAATTCTTTTACTTGACTATACAATTCTGCCTTTAATTCTACATATCCTGATTGATTTTCAAAAGTTAATTTGGTCATTGGTTCAACTAAATAACTTAAATCACCAACTGTGTTATACCATAATTTTTCTTTTTTATCTAAATATATGTAATTTACATCTAAATGAGGATCTAATATCCACCTATCATCTGTAAAATATTTTAAAATATCATCTGTTTTATTTATTAGATCAGATGTGGTATGTTGATGGTGAAAAATATTATAATTATTTATATTATTATTTCCATTTAATGGTTGTAATTGATCATCGATTGGATTTTTGAATTCTAGTAATTTGGAATCTACTAAATTTACTAATTCTTTTATGGGTCTAATTGTAAGAATTATATTAGCGTCATGGTATTCTAAATTCATTATAGGTAAAGCATTACCTATATCTCTACAAAACCAAAAAGGTATAGGTATTCTAAGTTTTTGTTTTTTAATTGAAGGACTATTTTCAAAATTAGAATCAATAAATTTTTTGTTATCTTTATTAAAAGTTTTATTTTTGGAATAATTAGGATATTTATTCTCTAAATATTTATTAGGATTATAATTAAAATCTGTATTACCAGATATTTCATTTATTAATTCAACTTTTTCATTTGTTTGACTAGTTTGATAATAAATGTAAATATATTCACCATCATATTCTTCAATAACATTACCTCCAATATTTATTTTAATATTTTTTATCATAGAGAATCCTAATTGATTAATCCATCTTAGTTGATTTGGATTAGTCATATCTATATCCTTCATTAAACTATTTGATAAAACATCTGGAATATTAATTTCCAAATATATTTGTGATATTAGATCACCGTTTTTTTCTAATTTTAATTTTAATTCTGTTGGTTCATTAAGATCTAATACATCTTTATTAAAATTCATTCTTACAAATTGCATTGCAAAATTAGAATAATGATTATAAACAGATTTAAAAAAATTTATACTGGGTTTCACAGTAAGATAATCATTTTCAGTTCCTATTGCAGATAAAATTAGTCTACTACCACCCATTTTTTATAATATATGTATAAATAAATATGATAATTAATTAGCAAAAACCAAACCTGCTAAACCATTTCTAAAATCTAATAAATTATAATTTATAAAATAAAAATTAAAATCATAAGTATATGGTGCAGATTTGATATATAATTTCGGTTCCTTAATATCTAGATTAAAATTAATTAAATTGATTTTAGAAAAATTACATGAACCTGTAGGTTGAAAAATTTGTGGATTAAATGAAAATGAATAAATAGGTATATGATCTAAATTTTCAGATTTATGATGTTGAAAATACTGTAGATGTTCAAAATATTTTCTCTCTTTTTCCTGTAACATAACATGATTATTTAGACTAATAGACATATTATTCAGTATATTTGAAGTATAAAATTTATGATTTATCAAGTTTATAGATGGGATTTTTTTTGATTCTCTATAATTCCAGATATCTAATAATTTTTCAAAATCATCTGGAGTATATAAATAATCTGATTCAATTAATTTATCATTATTAATACTATTCCATTTAATTAGATTATCAGATGTATATAATTTTACTGTATCATCATTTAGTTTTCTAAATTGTCCTAAATATTTTATTAAATTTTCATTATTTAATTGAGATTCTTTTTCTGATAATTCTAAAAAATATGTTTGATAACTTTTATAATCCTGTTCTAAATAATCTAAATTAGTAAAATTTGACCAATCATTTCTTAAATTTACATCATTTCTTCTAGGTGCAATAAATAATTCTTTAATTGGATGAAATAATTTCATTTGCACTATTTTTTTACCAGCAATATTATCTGCTTTTCTTAAAATTACCTGTTCAATTAGATATTTTTGATTATTTTTAACCAATATATTTCTCTCTTCGTTATCTAAAAATATATAATTAACTTCGAGACTTAAATCTAAATTCCAATTTAAATTGTTCAAAAATGAACTAAAAGTAATATTATCTGAGGGAGATTGATAATAAAATCTTTCTATTACATCATTTTCACTATTATTATTAGCTGGATCTACATATTGTGGTTTATTAATTTCTATTGTTTCTTTTTTCATTAATAATATTATTTCACGAATTGGTCTTAACTCTAATTCTATAAAAACTTGGTGATATGATAATGATAAAATTGGAAAAGCTAAACCATTATTCCTAGAAAACCAAAAGGAAAGAGGAATATATAAATGTTCAGATGAAATAGTAGGTTTATTATCAAAATTTTTATTAATATATTTTTTATTATTTTTTGTATAAAATTCTGTATCTGTATAACCTCTATATTCTTTATCAACATTACCAACAGGATTATAAATACTTTTTTTATTTCCGGTCATCCTGTCATTTAAAATATTTTTTTCAGGAGAATTAAATAAATGATGATAAATAAATAAAAATTCCCCATCTATTTCTTCTATTAATTGATTGTCTATAATAAATCTAGCTCTTTTTATAATCATTGTTCCTACATTTTTAATATATTTAAATCCTTTATTCTCTCCAATATCTGAATATATTTCTGGTAATTTAAATTTTAAAAAAATGTTGTTTATTAGGTCACCATTTCTAAGAATTGGTATTTTTACATGAGTACTAGAATTATAAGATAATTGCTCATTATATCCTGATTTTAATTTATCAGTTCTCATTGAAAAATTTGTATGTCTCATATATACTTTTTTAAAAAAGGTAATTTTTGGTTTAGCATTTAAATAATTATTTTCATCACCAACAGCCGATAATTGTAAAGAACTAGCCATTTTTTTAAATATATAATATAATTATCTTTTAATATTAAAAAATATATATATATAATAAAAAAAATATGGGAAGAAAAAAATCAGCTGAAAAAGAAAAAGAATTAAAAAAAAAAAAAGAATGTAAAGAAAAAGGTTTAATTTATGATAAGGAAACAAAGGAATGTAGAAAAAGACTTAAAAAAAAAAAAGCTAAGAAGAAAGTATCTTCTCCTAAAAAGAAAAAATCTCCTAAGAAAAAGCCTAAAAAACAATGCAAATGTCTAGATAGCAAAATTACAAGAAAAGGAGAAGTAAAATGTGTAAAAAGAAATCCAGCTCGCTGTCGTTTATCTGGTAATTGGTATGTTGAAATGGAAAAAAAAAATATTATTGAAATAAAAAATATAAATAAAAAAAAAATTATCAAAAAAGCATGCACATGTGTTGATTTTAAAAAAAATAAAAAAGGTAAATATATATGTTTAAGTAGAGTGCCAAAAGGTTGTCGTAACTTAGTTAAAAATTGGTATCAACATCTAGATGATGTAATTAAAGAGAACGATAAAAATCTGGGTAAATTAGAACAATCTCCTAAAAAAAAATCTCCTAAAAAAAAATCTCCTAAAAAAAAATCTGAAAAAAAAATAATATTAATATTAAAGTCTGCAGAAGATCATAATGGAGCATTTGATAAAGATGGTGATCGTGGATTATTTACAGTATTTCAAAGTTATATTGATTTAAGAAAAAATGAATTAAAAAATAATAATTATGAAATGATTTATATAGATAAAATATCTAACGTTTATCAGATACATGATATTTTAAATAATATCAAATACAAAATAGCACATTTAATAATTATGTCCCATGGGAATGTAAATTCCCTTTATCTATCACATGAGGGTGTAATAAAAAGTAATACCAAAGAGATGGATATATTAGCAAATTCATTAAGAGAGAAGTTGTTACCACATGCAAGTATTTTACTTCATAGTTGTTTAGTAGGAGAAGGAGGACCTAATGCATATAACTTTTCTAGTAATTTAGCAAAAAAGATACCAGGACATATAATATATGGATCTGAAAAATCTATAAATAGAGGTGATTTAGATTTGCAATTTATATTTACTAGTGAAGAAGATGGTTCATTATTACCTATTTATCATATTGAAAAATATCCATTGTATGATTTTTGTTATAAGAACGATGGCAAAAAATGTTAAATTAAAAAAAAAAAAATTTTATTTTATTTTAATACTTCCATATTCATTACTTGTGATGTACCTAATACATTTAAAACTGACTTATCTTTACAATCAAAATTTACTAAAACAAGATCATCTACTTCTAAATCAGGTTCTTTTATTATTAGTAAATTCCATAATATCTTTAAAACCTCCTTTTTCTAATATTCTTACTAAACTACTAAGATTTCTAACATCATATATATTTTTTATTAATGCATTACCATTAACATTAAGTTCTCCACATAAAAAATATTTTGCCATTTTTATATTTTTTTATAAAAAAATAAATCTTTAAACTTATAAATTTTATATATATTTAAACATATTTGTAAAAATATTATTTGATAAATACATCTCAACTTTAATATTTGCGCTTCCAAATTTAAACAACCAATGTCTAGGTATAAATAATATATTATATTCTCTTATTATTAATGCTATTGATTTTACCTCATTAAAATGCTTCTTATCAAGGCTAAAATTAGATAAATTTGCTTTTTTACTAGTTATTTTTTTAAATTTTCCCTTAAATTTAGGATTAATTACCTCCACTACTAATTCTTTTTTAGATCTAATTAACAATATTTCGTTATTATGTGATAAGTAATTACTATTAGTATTATATATAAATTCCTTTTCCTGAATTGTTATTGATGAATAAAGATTATATTTTTTTATATTACTAACTAAACTAATTTTTTCTATAAAAGTTATAATTAATGGATTAGATTGATTATAAAGTTCATTTCCATTTACATAATCTAATTCTTGTTGATCGATTGTATAATTTTCATTGTAATAACTATATTTTCTATAATGCATTAATAAAAAAATTATTAAACAAAATAAAAAAATTCTAAGACCACTTTTCATTTATATAGTTATTAGATTATACTTTAAATTAATTAACTTATTAAATTATAATTTTTATTTAAAGTTATTTTAGAGATACTATCTATAACACACACAAATGACAACAAGAAGAACAGCAAGAGTAAAATGGTTTAACCCTAGAGCCGGATATGGTTTTTTAACTGATGTAGAAACATCTGAAGATGTATTTGTTCATCATAGTAAAATTGTAACAGGTGAAAATGTTTACAAAACCCTAACACAAGGAGAATATGTAGAATATGATACTACAAAGGATGATAAAGGTAAAACTCTCGCATCCGAGGTAACTGGTGTTAATAAAGGACCATTATTGTGCGAAAGGCCTAGAAGACCTAGAAGAGCGGGTGATGAAGGTGGTAGATCCAATTCTTTTAGAGGTAGAGGCAGAGGACAAGGAAGAGATCAATCTCAATCTCAATCTCAATCTCAATCTCAATCTCAATAAATATTTAAAAAAATTAAATTTTTTTATTTAATTTAATTTTTTAACCAAAAATATAATTAAAAAATGAAGGTTCTCTTACTCTTCTTCTACGGATTCTAACTAGAATTAAATCTATTTTTTTTCTTTCTTTTCTTGTTAATTTTATATTATATTTTTTATTACACAATTCACATTTTAAACTTTTTGATCTTTTAATCCATTTTAAAAGACATTCTCTATGTATAAATTTAATACTACCCTTACAATTACAAAAATTTTCTAAATTACCATTCATATAACATATTCTACAAAAATTATCCTTGTCACAATTAGGATCAGGATGAACCTGATACTTGGAATTTTTAATTCCCATTATTATATATATTTTTGAAAAAAAAATTATATAAAAATAATAATTATAATTATATTAATGGAAGATCTTAAAAATTTTTTTATAGGTGGATTAAGTTCAGGTATTTCAAGAACATTTGTTGCACCAATTGAACTATATAGATTACAAAGACAAAATAAATTTATACCAAATTCTACATTAAAAGCTGTTTATAAAAAAGAAGGTATATCATATTTTTGGAAAGGTAATGGGGTTAATTGTATTAGAGCATTTCCTCAATTTGCTATTAATTATACAATATTCCAAAAATTAAAAAAATTTAACAGTAATAATTTTGTTAATGGTTGTATTTCAGGATCAATTTCTATGATTATAATTTATCCATTAGAAACAACTAGAACTTTTTTATCTTTACAAACCAATAATAATAAATATAGTGGAATTTATGATGTAATAAAAAAAAATAATATTAGAAATTTATACAGAGGTCTTCAAATGAGTATGATTGGATTTGGTTCATGGAGTGGATTACAATGGGGTTTTTTACATTACTACAATGATTTATTTAAAAATACAGTTTTGGATACTAAATTAGTTACAGGAGGATTATCCGCAATAACTGCTGTATCTATTACCTATCCTACTGATCTAATAAGAAGAAGATTACAATTACAGGGTTTTGATAACAGTGTTCCTAAATATAATGGAATTAAGGATGCGATATTTAAAATTTACAAACATGAAGGAATTAGAGGATTTTATAGAGGTCTTCATGCAAATTATATAAAATCTGCTCCATTATTTTCTATTCAATTTTTTATAATAGATAAAATCAAAAAATGGAAGTAATAATAAATAAAATTTGATTATAAATTTACCAAATTTTATTTTTTTTAATCTAAAAATATTACAAAATGAACGGTAAAATTTCTTACAAAGAACTAAAACAACAACTTGAAGAATTAAAGAAGAAATACGATGGTTTGAAAAAAACGAAAGAATATGAAAGTCGTTCTTTTCAAGTCAGGAGAGAACCATTATCAATAGCTGAATTTCAACAACTGCGAAATCAACATCCTGTCGCTATGGATCAACATGCATATCAACTAAATGATGAAAACACCGCCAATTATAAGATGTACTTTGGTGATATGGAGGGTAATTTAGTAGAAACTCTGTATTTTGTGCCATCAATTTTTACAGTTACAAAACAAACAGTTGAATCATACGTAGATGGATTAGATGGAAGACTTACATCTATGGAATGTGTTATAAATGCATTACAATTTTTAGGAGTTTTTGATGCTTATACTGCAAATATGCTTAGAATGACCAATGTGGCATCAAACGAGGGATATAATAGAAAACAAATGGAAATGACATTGATGTTATGGGATATATTTGTGACCAGAACTAACTATAATGAGTATTCAAGATACGAAACAGTAGCAGATGATTCAGGTAACATTTTACCTCATCTATTTGATCTTGTAAAAGTGGGAAACTTCGACGTCTGGGCAAATTATATTAATAAAATATTTCGTGGAACCGTCAATCATCATGAATATTATGCCGCTAACGGTCCAGTTGATGGTAATCCTGCCTTATTATGTTGGTGGTCGGAGGCTAGCAAAGGTCATGCACATGCATTTGTAATGCTTAAAAATTCAGATAATCAATTAGTGGTTATAGATCCTATGTTAAGAAAACCATGGTGTAATTTTTATGAATGCCTTGCTATGTTTACAGAAAATGCAGCAGATGATAGAGTTTATCATGTAGTGGCTAACTCAGTAACCAGATTAACTGATTCTAGGCAACTTGAATACTTTGGGTTTAAAATAGATCCATCTGTTCGCCAGACACCTTTTAAACAAATGATTAGAATAATAGATTTAGACTATCAAGACGAACATATAGGAACTTCAGGATGCGGTGATCGTAAGTGCTCTGCAGCTGATGCACTACTTAGTTTAAACCAAGGTAATGAAAATGAAGATAACGCGTTCCCTGTTGTGCATGATGCTGAAATGGATGCTAATAATGAAAGCGATGATGATGATTTATAAATATTATTTATGATAAATTTTTATTTGATAAATTTTTTTATAATGGATTATAAAAAAATATATATATTATATATAAATAAATATGACTGCCAAAAGAAAAAGTGCAAAAAGAAAAAGTGCAAAAAGAAAAAGTGCTAGGAAAAAAAGTGTTAATAATAGACAAAAAGGAGGTGAATTATCTGCTTCTACCAAAAAAAAATGGAGAATGGCTAAACTTAAATTAGCATCAGTATCTGTAATAAAAAATTTTAAAAAAAATGTAGATAAAAGAGTTAAGACTGATTTAGTTCCAAATTTAAATGCGTTTAAAGAAGCATTATTATTTGGACAGAGAAAAGGATTAATTACATTAAAATTGAGTACTGGTAAAGAAATATTTGATACTATTGTTTTTAAAACTAGAGATCCAAAAGTATTAAGAGATTTAACAAGAGATTTTTTAAAAGAACAAAGTGGGGGTGATTTAACATCAGATATAATAAGTGCTGCATTGCCTGCAACTATGAATGTTGCTCAACTAGGAATTGATGTTGCAATAGGAACCATTTCATATTGTTTAGGATATGGTGTAGAAACAGAACAAAAAGGTGGTAAATTATCAGCTTCTACCAAAAAAAAATGGAGAATGGCTAAACTTAAATTAGCATCAGTATCAGCAATAAAAAAATTTAAAAAAACAATTGATAAAAAAATTAATAATGACTTGGTTAAAAATTTCAATGTATTTAAAGAAGCATTATTATTTGCACAAAGAAAAGGATTAGTCGTTGTTAAAAATAATAAACTAGTTTTTAAAACTAGAGATCCAAAAGTATTAGAAAAATTAACTATAGATTTTTTAAAAGAACATCAAGGGTTGAAATTAAAAAATAATGTATTATTTGGAGGTGAAGATGATTCTATAGGAGAGGCGCTTTATCGGGATGCAATGTTCCATGAATCACACAAAGATTTACTTGGGCGTGAGCAAGATATAGGTGATGCTACGCTTGAATTTACAGCGGATATGGGGTTGATATCAAAAGGAACTGCTGAATTTTTAATGGTTGCTAAATTAGGAATCGAAGTAACTTGTAAAGTATGTTCTGTTTGTTTATCTATTTATGAAGCCTTCAATTAAAAAAATCTATAGCAGGAATGTGTTAATTTTATTAAATAAATGGCAAAAACTTGTAGTGAAAACATGTGTTAGTGCATAACAAAGATAAAAAATTTATAATGAAAAAAATATTTTTTTTTTAATTATATTTAATTTAAAAACCATAAATTCCTGTTAATAAAAATTTATCATTATTTAATAAAGGCAAATGACATGCTTTTGGGACGGAATATTAAATGCATTAGAACCAAGTGATTTTACTATGTTAAGTAGAACACATGGAAGATTTACTGTTCATACTAAACCAACAACTAAAAATTTTATAAAATTACTAAAGGAAAATAATAGTAAAACTAATCATATAAAATGGCAAGGTAATACTTTAAGTAATAAAGAATTAAATGAAAATTTTATACACATTAAAGATTTTGATGAAAACTCAATTTCGAAAGGTTATTATTGTTCAACATGTGATCCTTTTTTATTTTTAACATCCAAATTATTTAAAGTAAATATAACACATAAATATCTAAAACATATCATAAAATATACAAATAGTAATAGTAAAAAAACTATATATTTTTCTTCGAATAAGGGTCATTTTTGGAAAACTTAATATAAAAAAAAATATTTTTTTATATTAATAAATGAAAACTTCATCAGTTGGATTAATATGGGTCATAGTAAATATAATTATTAGTTTTATTTTCTTTGTCACTGCAATAATACCAGGAATAAATTTTATAGGAATACCTATAGTTTTAGCAACTAGTGCATTGGTAAATACTATATTTATAGTATGGATTCTAATAAGACTAATTCAAGGAAATCAAAAAAAAGCTGGATTTACTAATTATACTCAAAATCATAAAGTTAAAAAAGATTAATTTATATTAAAACAAAAATGTTCTAATTTTATTTCTGGAAATCCTAAATTATATGAATAATAATACACTTTATTGCCTTCTTCAAAATTATTATCCTGAATAAATTTAATATTAGATCCTAAAAATGGAATACAAATATAATCATAATTATACTTTTTTAAAAAACTAGATAAAATATTAAATACATGAATATTTTCTCTATGTTCTCCTAATATTAAATCTATTTCAAAACAATTATAATTAATGTTATTAAATTTATATTTATTTTTTTTTCCAATAATAATTGTTTTAAATTTACTTTTTTTATTATTAATAATTATTAATGATAATATTTGTTTCTCTAAAAAAATTTCACAAAATTCAGATTTAGAATATAGCTTTCTTAATTCAAATTTATTTAATAGATTATTAACATAATTAAAAATATAATTAAAGTTTTTACTATTTAAATATTCCAAGTAATCATTTAACAAAATTTTACTATCAACTTTAATATCTTTGATATAATATTTAGATTTTATTATGTGTTGAAAAGGTAATCTATAAAAATCTATTTTAAATAGGAAGGGTTGGTATCTAGATTTTATTGCATTTAATTGAGTTGCTATTAATAATGATGCTATATTTTTTAGTCTAAAACTTTTTTTAACACATAAATAATCAACATAATAAATTTCTTTTTTTACATTTAAATAATTTACTTCTATAGGGTAACTATGCATAAAACCTATAATTTTTTTTTTATTATATAAAGTAATATTGTATGCTTTTTTTTTAAAATAAGTATATTTAAAATAATTAGCATCAATATTATAGTCGTTACTAAAATTTTGCTGTAAGAAATTATAAACTTCATCAAAATTATTATTTTTGATACTTATTTTCATATTTTTTTTTAAAATTACTTTTATTAAAGGAGTTTTTCCTATTATCTGCATTTTATCATAATATTTTCTCATAACTATTTGTTTATCCCAAAAATTATGAATCGATAATTTATTATATTTTAAAATAAAAAGTATTAATATTACTATTATAATAAAACTATATTCATATTTAATTTTCATATGTTGTTATATCTTATCATTAAAATAAAAATAAAATAACTAATCGAAAAAAATTATTTTTTAATTAAAGAACTTTTAATGTATTAAATTAATGGATCATTGGTTACTAACCACTCACAGCGTAGCATTATTTCCAATAGGAGTCTTTATTTGGAGTTGGAAAAGAAGAAAAGATTCAGCAAGTATATTTATGTTAATCAAATTTCTTTACGGTGTTACATATTCTTTATTATATCATTCACATCATAGTTTACCTAATAATGCAGTATTTACAACTGATTATGATTATGATAATTGGGCATTATTAGATGGATATGCATGTTCGAGTTTAATTTTTACAACTGTTTTATATGGACTACGAGTAAGAGAACCACAATTTTACATAACAAGTTTTGCTGTAGAAAATATAGTATTAATTGTATATCTATGGGACAATTTGAATCAAGACCTTATTTTAACCTGGTATTTATCTATATGTAGTTTTATAGTTATAATTATTAAATGGAGAACCATATGGAGATATTTATTAAGATTCAAATGTTTATCTTTTCTTTTCATTGTATCTGGAATTTTAGCAATAGTAATGTATTGCATTGCTTCTCAACATTGGTATAATGAAACATATGTAAAATTTCATTCACTATGGCATTGTTTTATTTTCATAACAGCAGGTATTTCAGCTCTATTAAGATACAACTTAGATGAGCAACTATATCCTATTAGAAATAGAAGAGAACAACTAGATTCTATATAGAAAAATAATAACGTTTGTTGTACAAATGAACAAAAATAATAATTTTTTATTTAGACTTAAAAATAAATTATTATTTTAAAAATAATTATGAATGAATAATTTAACAACTAATAACTATATAATATCAGATTCATTTGATAATTGGTTTTGTATTTTAAGTAATTTAGTTTGTTTAATACCATCTTACTTATTCTTTATTGATAATAATTACTTTGATTGTACATTTACACTTATCGCTGGATTAGTATCTTTTTTATATCATGCTAATAATAGTGATTACCATACTAAATCAAATAATATAATATCTGTATTCGATTACGATGCAATAAGATTAACTGACTGGATAATAGCTTATTTAACTATTTTGAATATTGCATCATATTTAGCTTTTTATAAAAAAATGAATATAAGATCGATCTTATTATTAATTAAATTACCAATTGTTATATATCTGACATTATGGTATTTTGAAGAAAGAATGGAAGTTTTATATATATCTATTGGGGTATTAGCATTACGAATATTGTACAATTTATATAATTTAGAAAAATTTAAATTTAAATATTTATGCTACCTATTAATAGGTGTAACTTTTAATATAATTGAAATTTTTTGTTTTATGATGGGAAACAAAAATGATATGGTTTATAATTTTTATCATGGGTTACATCATTTATGTGGTTTTATTTCAATAATATTTTATTTTTTTGTTCCCAAGTTTATTTTATTAAAAGATCCTGTATTAGTAAAAATAGCATCAAATTTAGGTTTAAACAATTTAGATAACAATGATAAAAATACTAAAATAGAATTAACTAATTGGAAACCAATGCAAATAAATAATAATAATATTAATAATCTAGAAGAAGGAATAGTTTTTTAAATAATTATTACATAAAAAATAAAAAACATTATAATTAATGATTTATATTTTTTTAAAAAATTTAATATTTAAATTACATTTATTAGCTATATTATTTATTACCACCGGATGGTATTTTGAAAGAAAACTATTATTTTTTTATCCTATAGTAATTTTATCATGGTGGATTAATAATAACAATTGTTTTATTAGTCAGGTAGAATATTATCTATTCAATGAAACATTTATTGGAAAAGGTCCTAAATATTTTGTTCCAAAAATTCATAGATATATATTTTATTCTAGTTTCTTATTAGGAATTTATTATCACTCTCTGAAATAAATCTAAATAATTCATATTACATTTTAATGATTGTTGGGCACAAAGCATAAATTGTTCATCCTTAATTTTAGAAATTGGATATTTTATTTTAGGCAAAGGGTTAGTTATCAACAAAACAGCAGTAATTATTAAACTTGATTTAGATTTTTTAGAACCTCTAGTATAATTAAACTTATACATTTTTAATAACTTATTTACAAATGATTTATTATCTTTATTTGCATGATAACTTATAATTTTCCATAAAATCCATATAAAATCTCTGTTGTATTTTTTATCAATATCTTTATTGTCTCTATAAGCGACTATCAAATTATTTTTATGATATTGTTTTTCATATTCAAATAACCATGATATCCAATATATTATTTTACCAGTTCTATCATCTAAATGATTAAAATATAAATAATTACTAATTTCACATAGAGGGATTATTATTTCTTTAGGATCTTCTTTTACTATAAATGGTAATATAAGACTAAGATTTTTACTAACTAAATTTTTTTTTTTATTATTTAAATTAAAATCATCTAGTGATATTTTAGGCAATTTTATTAATTTACGTTGATTTGTTACGTTAATAAATGTGACAAAAAAACATAAAAAATTTCTAATTTTTTGATCATTAATCAAAAATAATGGCTCCTTTTTTTTCAATTTACCATCATATTTTTTGTAATAATAATTTAAAAAATCATATAATATATTTATACCATTTGGTTCTGCTAAATTAATATCATTAAAATATATATTTATTAATCTAGTTATTATATTATCAATAAAACCTGAACAATGAAGTTCTATTATATATTTTATACTATTATTAATATTTCTATTTGAAATTGAATTAGATAAATTTTTAAATATTATTTTTTTTTCATTTTTTAAAATAGTATATTTTTTAGAAATATTGTTTGGATCATATGTAGATATAAATTTTTTATGCAGATATTTATTATTCTTCATTTAGTATATATATATAATTATTAATAAAATTTTAATATAACTTAAAGATTTTTTCAGATAAAATTATATAAATGCTTTCCAAAAAAAAATATCTTGAAATTATC